AACCACGAATTTGACCGCGTGGGCAATTGTATTTGGGTTGGTTGCGTCTCCGCAGCGCAGAGCAAAGATGCTAAAATAGGTGTTAAATGTTCTAACTGTGCGTTTGATTGCCCAGAGATGGGTGATTGCCACATTGTTGCGCAGGAGATTGAACCGAATGGTTATTGCAGATTGGCTGCAATCGGAGAAGGTCTAGTTAAAGAAGGAAGAAAATAAATGGCACGTAAATCAAACAGCGACCTACTCGCTGAATACCGCACACGTTTTGAAGGTTCAAGGCGTTGGGTAAGGGATGATTATGCTCCTACATGGAACCGCATGATTAACCTATACCGTGGTAAGCAATACCGTTCTAATGCACCATTTGACCGCATGTTGGTAAACATCTGTTTTGCTACTATCAACACACTATATCCATCGGTCTCAATTGGTCGCCCAAAGATTGTTGTTAACCCTCGTGGTCCAGAAGATGCTGACAAGTCAGTAATCGCTGAAGCAATCGTTAACTACTGGTGGGAACACTACGAATGCCAAGAAGAGTTTCAACTCGCAGTTCGTGACTTTTTGATTATTGGTCATGGATGGGTTAAGTCTGGCTACCGTTATGTTGAAGAAGATGTAGTTATTGAGGAAACTGACGACGAGGCTGCATCAAAGAATAAGCCTGTTAACTTTGCCGAGACTGACATTATCGTCACCGAGGACCGCCCATTCATTGAGCGGATTGACCCATTTAGTATGTTTGTTGACCCCGAGGGCACCACGATGAAGGATATTCGTTGGATTGCTCAGCGTATTCGCCGTCCACTTAAGGATGTCAAGGCCGACAAGCGTTATGAGTTTAGTGCTCGTCAAGAAGTCACGGCTACTACAATTTCTCAGTATACCGATGGCCGTCAATACAAGCCAATGGATGCAATCAATACCTATGAACAAGAAGGTTTTGCTGACATCATTGAGTTTTATGACCTAGATAAAAAGACAATGTGCATCTTCTCTGCTGATGGTGGGGACAAGTTCCTCGTAAAACCTCAAGAGATTCCTTTTGCCTTTGGTCACCCATTTACGATGTTGCGTAACTATGACATTCCTGGATACTTCTACCCAATGGGCGAACTAGAAGCCATTGAACCACTGCAGTACGAACTCAATGAAACTCGTACGCAGATGATGAACCACCGTAAGCGTTACAGCCGTAAGTACTTGTTTAAGGAAAACGCCTTTGATGACTTTGGTCGTAACGCCTTGTCATCTGACGAAGACAACGCCATGGTTCCTGTTAAGGGTGATGAAAACTTGGCTAATGTGGTTACACCAATGCCAGCCCTCATCAACCCACCTGACTTCTATAATCAGTCAGCACTAATCATCAGTGACATTGACCGTGTTTCAGGTATCTCGGATTATCAGCGTGGTGTTCTACCTGAGATTCGCCGTACTGCTACCGAAGCCAGCATCCTTCAAGGTGCAGCAGATTCTCGTGCAGCAGAAAAACTAACACTTATTGAAAATGGCATCGCCAAAGTTGCTGCTCGGCTCATCATGTTGGCACAGCAGTTCATGACCGAAGAACAAACTGTCCGTGTACTAGATAAGCCTGGACAGTGGGCATGGGTCAACTTTGATAAGGATTACATTGACGGCGACTTTGACTTCAACGTTGAAGCAGGTTCTACTGTTCCTCAGAACGATGGATTCCGTCGTCAGCGTGCACTTCAGATTGTTGATGCCATGGCACCGTTTGCTCAGGCTGGAGTTATTAAACTTGATGCACTGGCAAAACTGGTTCTTGACCAAGGTTTCGGCGTTAAGGATATTGAGAAGTATCTGAATGTAGCCGAACCAGCACCAAATGAACCACCAGTAAACCCCGCTGAATCATCAGTTCCTGCTAGTGGTATGCCATTACCTCCTGAATTGCCCGCCGGAGCACCTCCTATTATGCCAACTCCAGACCAAATGGCCATGGGTGCAGAAGGACTACCGCCTGAATTGGCTGGTTTGCCACCTGAACTCCTACAGGAAATCCTTGCTGGTGGACCACTTCCTCCAGAATTGACGGCACAACTTGCTGGAGCACAACCGCAAGCACCGATGCAGTTGCCACCTGAACTTGCACAAATCCCTGGTAGTGAGCAGATTCCACCGGAAATCCTGATGTCATTACCTCCTGAAATTCTTAATGAAATCGTTTCTCGTGGTGGTTTTACACCAGAGGTAATACAGATTTTAATGGAGTCAGGCATCCTTCCATCGGCCTAAATGTAAGAAAAGTGCATATAGATAGGAATAACCAGCGAAGGACGGAATCCTATTATGAATGAAGAATACGATAATGCAACCGATATTGACGTAGACCAACCCCTTGATGGACAAGTTGAGTTTGCGGATGAGGAAGCAGTTGAGTCTGATTGGACTGACAACGAAGATAACTATCCCGAATACATAAACCTTGATGAGTACGGCAGTAAAACCGTAAGAATCAAAGTAGACGGGGAAGAAATTGATGTGCCACTCAATGAGGCTCTTGCTGGATACCAGCGTCAAGCGGATTATACCCGTAAAACGCAGGAACTCAGTAAGCAGAAACAAGGAGTACAGACGGCAGCAGCCTTGGCAGAAGCCTTGGAACGCGACCCGTTTGGAACTTTGTCTCTACTACAGCAACACTATGGCGTTAGCCAGCCGAATGTCCAAGCCGTTGAGGAAGACATTTGGGTTGACCCCATAGTCAAGGAACTTGAAGAAATCAAAGCATGGAAACGAGACCTGGAATACCAGCAAACTCTCGGCCAAGTGGAGAAGGAAATCATTGACCTTGAACGCAAGTACGGCGAAGACTTTGACCGAGAAGAAGTTATCGCACGAGCACTCGCTACTGGTTCTCAGAACCTGGAAGAAACCTTCAAACTAATCCAGTTTGACAAGGTATACGCCGAGCGGTCAGAAGCAACGAGAAAGGTTGCCGAAACCACCAAGCGTACCCAGGCGAAGAAAGCAGCAGGAGTGGTCTCTGGCTCAACTTCCGCTCGTGGTGGAGGCGTCGCACCTGCACCCAAACCCACATCCGTGTTAGATGCCTGGACAGCAGCCGAAAAGGCACTGGGCCTCTGACAACAAACAAAACACACACACACATCTTAAGGAGATGATTCATTATGCCTGGAAACCCAGACTTTAACGCAATTCTGTCCACAACGCTTCAGAACTACCGTCCTACGCTTGTTGACAACATTTTCAAGGCCAACGTACTTCTTGACCACCTTAATCAGCGTGGTCGCGTAGTAGTGGAAGATGGCGGTACTTCAATTGTGGAGCCCCTCATGTACGCTGCTAACGGTACTGCTGCCGTCTACTCGGGATTTGACACAATCTCGCTCGTCCCTCAAGACGGAATCAGCGCTGCTGAGTACGCTTGGAAGCAGATGGCAGCCTCTATTGCCATCAGTGGCATTGAAGAAGCCAAGAACCGTGGCAAAGAGCAGGTTATCAAGTTGCTCAATGCCAAAATCATGCAGGCAGAAGAGAGCCTTAAGGAATTGATGAACACCCAGTTGTTCACTGGTTCCGGCGCTACCAACAACTTCTTCGGCATTCAGGCCATCGCTGGCACCATCAACAACACCGTTGGTGGAATTGACGCTAGCACCGAGACTTGGTGGAACCCCGAGGTTGACTCCTCAACCACAACTTTGACCACCGAGGCAATGGCACAAGTGTACAACGATGCTTCAAAGGGCAACGACGTTCCCGACATCATTGTCACCACCCAGACCCAGTATCAGAAGTATGAAGAACTCCTCGTTCCTCAGGTTCGGTACCAGGACGTAGCCAAGGCCAACGCAGGCTTCCAAAACCTCATGTTCAAGCAGACTCCTGTCGTATTTGACAAGATTGCTCCTACTGGCGACATGTACTTCCTCAACACGAAGTACCTCAAGTTGACTGGTATGTCCGGACACTGGTTTGAGACCACCGACTTCCAGAACGGTACTGTCAACGGTAAGGACGCTCGTTACGCCATCGTTTTGGCATACGGTGCGCTTACCTGCAGCAACCGCGCCCGTCAGGGAGCATTCACCGCTCTCACCTGATAGGTAAGGGTTTTCACCCGACAAGCACAGTTGTCCTTGGCATCGGCTCCGCTAATCCTTCGGGCGGGGTTGGTGCCAAGGATTCTGTCTTTATGGGGCTTTGTAAGAAAAACGTCTATATATAGAAGGAGCATACATGTCAAACATTCAGCCAGTTTACGCACCAGTACAAAATAGTCAGGTGTTAGCAGGAACTCAATCAGTTTATGGTGCTGTTGGTTCTAAAGATACTTCAGTAGCACCTGCATTCGTTCAACAAGGAACGATGATTGCGCCCCCTAGTGGCGTACCGTATAAACCCGCAGCAACAAAATGCTGTTGGGATAACTACAAGTGTAAAGCACCCAAGTCAAAGGGAACACCGTTGTGTTTTGGACATCTACAGAGTTTCCTGAAGAATGGCGAAGGACTCGTTAAGGGCGAAGAAGCCCAGAGATTACTGCAGTACAAAGCACAGTTCCAGGAATTGGAAGAGCAACGCATTGCTGCCAAGGCTGCAGAAAAGGAAGCGCATTGGGCCGAACATGGGCCAAAGGATGAGGTAACAGATGAGTCTTAATATCAACCAGATTCGGGATTTAGTTGGAGACATTACCGACTTAGAGATTGGCAACGACCCTTCTGATGATATTACCCAAGACCTTGTTGATACTTTTATTGAAGAAGCCTTCCAGCGTATTGTTAGCCTAAATACTAAATGGCCGTGGTATCAGACCACCTATACGATTAACACGACTGCCTCGGAGCGTCGCTACGCCACCGGCTTTACTCAAGTACACACTACCGCTACAGGAACTAACGTAGGTTCTGACTTCAGCGACATTCGTGAGATTATTTCAGTCACCAACGAAAGTAATGGTGGCAACCAACTTATTTACATTGATGACTTTTTGGCTCAGCAATACTGGAACGGTACTTCTGATGTTCCTGGTTACCCCATTTATTTCTCTATGTGGGCTGGTGGATTACAGATTTGGCCTAAGCCAGATGGCATATACACCTTGAATGTTCGTGGTTTCCGTCAGCCTAGTTATGCTTGGTTAACAGACTCTGGTCTAACCGTTGACATCAACGATGAATTCCATATCATGATTATTAACTTTGCTGCGTCTCGGTGCTACCAGTACCAAGAAGACCCAGAGATGGCTGCTGTGTATATGAATCACTTTGACCAAGGTGTCACTTTGGCTCGCACCAACATCACGCATCCCAGTAACAACCAGCAAGTTGTTTTGTCTGGCGGACTTCAGATTTACCCATGGAATAATGGATGGCCTGCATTTAAGAGTGGCAATCTTCTCTGGTGGAGATAATTGATGGCTCGTAACATTGTCTTTAGTTTAAAGAGCGACTTTACGGGCGGACTTAACTTTCGTGCTGACCAGTTCCAGTTGGCGGAAAATGAATCTCCGTACCTAATGAACATGGAAATTGACCCTCGTGGTGGGATGTTCACTCGTGCTGGCATTCAGTTCAAGCACACTAATCCTGTTGGTGTTTCTCAAACAACATGGAATCCCAAGAGTCTTTTCTTCTATGACGAAACCGGTGGTCGTCTTATTATGCTTTCCACGGGAGAGAATGGAGACCCTGGTGAAGTTCACTGGTCACTAGGTAGTGACTTTACGCGCTTAAACTTATCATCAGGTGTACTCAATGTTAGTAACCCAAACGGTGCATCGTTTACTCAATGGGAAGACACCCTTTATTTTGTTGCAGGGTATAATAATATCAATGCCTACAAGTGGGTTTACCCTAACGCCAATGCCGATACCTTAATTCCTTCTGGTCCTACATGGCAGCAATATGAACTTCCTACTCCTGGCTACTTCCCTCGTGCCAGTATTGTTCGTGCTCACGCAAATAAGATGTTCGTTGCCGACACTTATGAGAATGGCTATCATTATCCAAACCGTTTACGCTGGTCACATGAGGGTTTGCCAGAATCATGGAACCAAGACGACTACATTGACATAAATGCTGGTGGAGAAGGTATCCGTGGTTTAGCAATTGTTGATGGACAACTTCTAATCTTTAAGCCCAATGCAGTTTACTTGTTGATGGGTTACGATGTTGACAACTTCCAGTTGGTTGAAATCTCAACTATCCACGGCATTGAGTATCCCCAGCAAGTTGCCGAAGGTGATGGCGGTGCCTACTTCTTTGATTTCCCCAAGGGGTTGTTCTTTTACAACCGCAATGGCTTACAGGATGTATTCCTTAGACTTGCACCAATCATTGTTGATGATGAAATTAACACTGGTGCACTTGACAAGATAACCTGCTCGTTTGTTAATCAACGACTATGGCTCTCAATGCCATATAACCCAGCGCCTGATACATCTCCGCCAGCATACTCTTGTGTCAACTTTATTTTTGACCAAAGCATTGGCAAGTATGGCGCTTACACAATGTTCCAAACAGCAGATGGTTTTGGACTTGTTAGCGGATGTGATTACAAAGACTCATCTGATAATAACTGGCATTTAATGGTGCACCCAACACAAGAATTCGTCTCCTATGTGGATGTTTTTGGAAACGTAGAAGATGATGTTAGGTCCGGTGGAACAACTGTTAATCAATTGTTTCCAACTTCATATATCACGAGTTGGTTTTATGATGACCGATATGTTCAGGATAAAACTTTTGTTGGACCGAACTATGTCATGAAAGAAGTTGAAGCGTCAACAACTATTGACGTGAATATTTACTACAACTTTGATAGTTCAACTTCGTTTAGGTCACAAACAATTACATTAAATCCAGTAACTACTGGTGCACTTTATGGAACTGGCACATATGGCACTTCAACATATGGCGTAAGTACCGTTGGACCGACCTTATATAAGGCAGGACGCCTTGGGCGTTGCAAGGCTATTCAACTTGAGTTTAATGGCCCCATTACGGCATATGCCACACCAGGACGCGCATGGGGAGTTAACTCCATCGCTTACAAATTCAAACGACGCAACATTAAAGGATGATTTATGTCTGTTTTTAACATTCCCTCTCCAGCATTCGTCAACGGTACAACTATTACGGCGGATTCCCATAACGACAACTGGGACGGCATTAAGACGTTCGTTGACAACCTTGCCAATGGTACTGGCCTAGACGCTGGTGCTATTACAGAAAGTAAGATTGCTAACACGGCTGTCAGTAATGCTAAACTAGCAACCAACGCTGTAGCGACAAGTAATATTCAAAACAACGCTGTAACTGAAGCCAAACTTGCTGCTGCAGTACAAGCCCTACTTGTTCCTGCTGGCACAATTGCTGCAACAATTCGTAGCACCGCCGACACTGGCTGGATTCTCCTAGATGGTACACCGGTAGCAAACGCACAGGGCCTTTATCCATCGCTTTGGGCAGTTGTCCCTGCATCATGGCAGTCTGGTTCAACCCTACTGATTCCCAACATGGCAAATAAGATGCTTGAAGGAGTTGGA